GCAGGCAGCCAAAACAGCTTGCCTGAACCGTGGCGTGGATCTGACATCTGCCGTCTATACTAACAGCACTTGGACAGGAACATGGAATGTGGCCTGTACCTATGGAGTTCATTTCACGTCCAAGCCGACAAAGTCGTGGATTGACACGGTATCAAATGCGGTATCAGACAATGTGCGAGTGAAACTATTTCTGGGTGACTTGGACGATGTCGCAGCGACATTGCAGAAGTGGGGGTTGTCGAGAAAATGAAAACACTTCTCACGCTTCTCTGTCTTCTCGCAACCCCTCTCTCTCTTCGCCACTTTCTGCAACAGGCGACTTGGGATAGGAACAGATGAATGAGGGCTTCGGAGAAAGGAACTAGCAATGGCCGACGAGATCACAATCAGCGGAACTTTTAGAATCCTCAATGGGGACTTGGACTTCTCCCGCAGGACGGGCAATGTCTCCGTCACGCAGACCGGCTCGGCGATGATCCACAACGTCCAGCTGGTGGGCAGCACCCACGAGATCCTGGACGTGGGGGACGTCAGCGACCCGGCCGTGTTCCTGTTCATCAACCTGAGCAGCTTCGACATCCAGATCGGGATCGACCAGACCGGGGTGTTCGTGCCTTTCCTCAAGATCCCCTCCGGCAAGTTCGCCATGGGCTCCGGCCTCGACATCACGGCCATCTACGCCAAGTGCTCGGACAGCGAGGGCGGGAACCTAGAGTACATCATCACGCAGGAGTAGCCCAATGAGGACCAAGATCAAGACGAACAGCGCGGATCCCTCCAAGAGCCGGTCCGTGGTCAAGCGGCTGGCCAACCTAACCTCCCTCCTGGTCACCCGCAACCAGTACGGGCAGGCCCTCGGCCAGTCTTTCGAGGGGGACCGGCAGCTGTACGACGTCTGCGGCTACCCCCTGACGATCACCTACGACAAGTACCAGGGGCGGTACCAGCGCGACCCCCTCGCCAAGCGCATCGTCAACGCCTACCCGCAGGCCATGTGGCGGGTCCAGCCGGACGTGTACGAGAACGACAAGGCCGCCGACACCATGTTCGAGAAGGAATGGATGGCCCTCGTCGAGAAGCTCAATCTGTTCCACTACTTCTCTCGGGTGGACAAGCTGGCCGGCATCGGGCGGTACGCGGTGCTGTTCTTGGGGTTTGATGACGGCAAGGATCCCAAGGAGGAGTGCAAGAAGGCCAGTACCCTGGTCTATGTGCAGGCGTACGGGGAGGGGGTCTGTCAGATTATCAAGTGCGAGGAGGACTCCAAGAACCCTCGCTACGGCAAGCCGACTCTCTATCGGATTACTCCTAACGTGACCGAGTCCAACGTCGATCGGACTTCTACGGTAGCCACGGTCTCGGCCGGGGCGGTCAAGCCCTTCGACGCCCACTGGACCCGGATTCTCCACGTGGCGGACGAGACCCTGGACAACGACGTTTACGGGACTCCGAGGCTGGAGGCCGTCTGGAACACCCTGCAGAACATCGAGCTGACGTGCTCCGGGTCCGCAGAGGCCTTCTGGCGGGCGGGCTACCCCGGCCTTCAGTTCGTTACACCACCGGACGCTACGGTGGCCGACGAGGACGGGCTCGAGGACGAGATCGAGGAGTACGTCCACGGGCTGTCCCGGTACATGAGGCTGCAGAACATCGAGGCCAAGGCTGTTCCCAACGGTGGACCCACGGCCGCCCCCTTCGACCACTTCCAGATGCAGTTGGCCAACATCTCCGCCGCCACGGGCATCCCGGTCCGCATCCTGGTTGGGAGCGAGCGGGGTGAGCTGGCCAGCAGTCAGGACGAGCGGGGCTGGCACGACCGCATAGCGGAGCGGCGGGATTCCTTCGGGACAGCGATCGTGGTCCGTCCCTTCGTCCAGCGGATGATCGACGTCGGTGTCCTGCCCGAGCCCAAGGAGCTCAAGATCGACTGGCCACCGATCGAGGAGATGAACGAGAGCGAGAAGATGGACATCGCTAACAAGAAGATCAAGGCGACCACCGACTACATCAACGGCGGGTGCGACGCCATCTTCCCGCCCGCCCAGTTCCTGGTGGAGATCCTGGGCTACGACCCCGAGCAGGCCAAGGACATACTGGCCGAGTCGGAGGACTACCAGGAGGAGCAGGAGAAGCAGGCCGTCGAAGATGCGAAAAACAACCCGCCGCCTCCGGCACCGGGCGAAGCGGCTGGGGCTCCGGGAACCGGCGTCTCGAATCCTCCCCCCGCGACCACACCAGCGGGGCCTCAGCCGGTCCCGCCTCCAGCCCAAGCCCGTCGGATGAAGATTAAGGCGCAGGCCGAGGAGGGCGGAGTGTGGCGTACGATCAACGGCTCCCCCGTGTTCATCAAGGAGGGGCAGTCCGTCGAGGATGCGATCAAGGAGAAGCTTGGCGGAGGCAAGGGTGAGAAGTCAGAGGATAAGAATGATTCCCACAAAGCAGGGAAGGATAGTGATGATCTGGTGGCCAAGGATCAGGCCAGACGTCGAGCGGCAGATCAAGCTCTCAGAGACAAGATTGCCAAGGAGCCACTTCCCCCGAAAGCTGAACCGAAGGCAAAGTCGAAGACAAAGGAAGAATCCCCTGCCGAACAGACACCACAGGACAAGGCATGGCAGGAGTTGACGCTGCCTCTCCGTAAGCGCCTTTCGTTTGGGGATGAAGTCGTGTTCCGATCTGGAACGGGAGTAACGCGGGCAGTGATTAGCGAGTCAAAGAACGACAAGGGGGAGTACGGGGTCAAGGATGATAACGGAAAGACACATTGGGTTCCCTTATCATCCCTGAGAATGCCAAAGGGCGGGCGCAGAGTTCGGGATAACAACGCGGAGACGGAATGATCCAGAAGCTCCAGGTAGTGTGCGACTGGGATGACGGGGCGGCAGAGGACACCGACCTGGTCATCCTGCTCCGGCGGTACGGGGTCAAGGCGACGTTCAACCTCTGCTCTGGTTTGCTGTCCGAGAGCAAGCGTGCGGTCAGGAAGAACATCTACATGATGACCAGGGCCGAGGCATTGGAGACCTGCAGGGGGTTCACGGTCGGCAACCACACAACCGAGCATGTTTCCCTCTCGCACACAGTCATGCGCAACGCGGTCAGGGCCGTGGAGGACGGACGCAAGCAGCTCCAGGATATCTTCGGCCAGCCGGTCCTGGGACTGGCGTACCCCTCGGGATTGCACGACAGGACGGTATGGAAGATCGCCAGGAACGCCGGGCACCTGTACGGAAGGGGATCGGTCAAGGGCTGCCAGATATTCTCCGCCGGCAATCATTGGACAGTCAGGCCCGACTGCGCCGTGGACGACAAGCTGTTCTGGAACTTCTACGAGGGAGCCAAGAAGGGCAGCGGGGTGTTCTGGTTCTACGGGCACAGCTGGTCGATCGGTCAGAAGAACAAGTGGATGGAGCTGGAGAAGATCCTGGAGAAGATTTCCAGCGACCCCGAGGCCGAGTGGAAGGAGATAGCGGAGCTGCCATGGTCTATCTGAAGCATAACCATCTGCTGCGCTGCCAGTGCGGGATGAGGCACAACGCCGTCCTCCGAGTGGACCCGACCCGCACGGGCATGATCCAGAGGCGGTGGATCAAGGAGATCAACAAGCGGTTTGGCCTGCTGAAAAAGATGATCTGGGAGAGCGTGGTGGACAACGACTGCTTCGGACTGGTCGAGCAGCCCAAGGTTCTAGGAGGTCCAGGATCAGGCAACTTCGGGCACGCTGGCATTCCTGGACATCAGGGTGGATCGGCTCCTGATGGAGAAGGGTCCGGCTTCAACAAGACAATGTCTGAGAAGGAGTTTGTTCTACCCAAGCGTGCGCAGATGAACGGCGCCAAGCTGGTCTGGGTGGACACGAAGAAGTTCGACGAGGGCTTCCAGAAGGACCAGATGTACATTGGACCCGGCGGGACGAAGGGCATAGGCGATCGCTATCAGACGTTCGCCGAGTACTTCAAGGAGCACAAGAGCATCGAAGTCAGTGAGGTCGTGATTTCCAAAGGCGAATGGAGCAAGCGAGGCACTGTGGGATTTATCAATGGCCGGCACCGCTACGCGTATATGAGGGATCAGGGAGCTTCCAAGATTCCGGTGGCCCTGTACTTGAGCAGCGACACAATGTCCTTGGAGGATGCCCAGAAAGAGGGTTTCGTGGTGGACACTCCCAGCAAGCCCAAGGCACTGGAAGCCATCGGCCACAAGGCGTTCAAGTTCAGCCGGTCCCCCGACAAGGCGAAGGGGTTCATGGACTGGCTGGCCGACATGAACGACAAGCATGTCCTGGAGACCTCCTACTCCAAGACGGGCCGGAAGGTGACCGGGGACAGTGAGTGGCAGAAGGTCTACGTGGACAGCGCCTACAAGAACGGGCTCAGGAAGGCATCCAGCGCCGTGGCCATCGCCTCTCAGGACAAGGTGGACAGGCTGGGGCGCAAACGGGGGTTCATTCCTCCCGGGGACCGGGCGGTCGACAGCGCCTTCCTCGCCCCGGTGCACGCGGACGCGATGGGCCTGATCTACACGCGGACCTTCCAGGACCTCAAGAACGTGACCGAGGCGATGGACACGGGCATCAGCCGGTCCCTCTCCATGGGTCTGGCGAACGGATGGGGTCCCCGGGAGATCGCCCGGGAGATGCTGGACGAGGTGGACGACATCGGGATCACCAGGGCCAGGATGATCGCCAGGACCGAGACCGTCTGGGCCCACAACGAGGCTGCTCTGAACGTGTATGAGGAGGCGGGACTGGAGGGCGTGACGGTCGAGGTGGAGTGGAGCACGGCTTTCCACAATGTGTGTCCCGACTGCGCGGACCTGCAGGGAAGAGTATTCACGCTGGACGAGGCGAGGGAGATCCATCCACCTTTGCATCCAAACTGCCGGTGCAGTTTGATTCCTGCCGGCGTCGGAGAGGCGGAGGAGACACGGGGCCAGTACGACGAAAAGACAATCGGCCCCCAGTACAAGGACAAGGAAGGGGACTTCGAGCTGGCTGGGATCTTTGAGGAGAAGGTGGACTTCGATAAGCCAGATAGGGAACTTCGGTGAATGCGTTAGGATCGCTTATATGGGCCGAGGAACTAAGGAAGCATAAAGCCCTAGGGACAGGGGTTTGAAGCTCGTAAAGGGACGTTTAACGCGCCCACGGGGGTCATACAAATGAAGGCGAAAGCAGGAATGAAGACAAACGACAGGAAAGAGCAGGACAAACCCATGAACGGCATTCGTCATCTGATGAGCAAGCTGGTCAAGAAGGACACACTGGACGACCGAGATATGCTGGTCGTACCCACGGTCCTGATCTGCGAGGGGGTCCACAACGGGGCCTTCTACGCGGCCGAGGAGATCCAGAAGTTCCCCGAGAGCTGGAACGGCAGGCCCGTGGTGGTCCGCCACCCCAACGAGGATGGGGTCCCGGTCACAGCCGGGCAGACCAGCGTGCTGGAGAGTCAGACGGTCGGGGCACTGTACAACTGCTCCTGGGACGCGGCCTCCAAGAAGCTGAAGGGCGAGGCGTGGATCGACGTCGACAAGTGCAAGGCCATCGCCCCCGAGGTCCTGGAGAAGCTGGAGAAGAACGAGCGACTGGAGGTCAGCACGGGCCTGTTCACGGAGGACGAGGAGCTGGAGGTCAACGAGAAGTGGGGCGACGAGGGGTACAAGACGGTCGTCAAGAACTTCAGACCGGACCACCTGGCCCTGCTCCCCGACAGCGTGGGGGCGTGCAGCTGGGAGGACGGGGCGGGGATGCCCCGGCTGAACGAGCAGAAGGAAGTCCTGTCCATCAACAAGATCAGCCACGACCAGATGCGGACGGCCCTGCAGGACAAACTGAATCCCCAGAGGAGCGTCTCATCCCCGGCCCTGGTCTCGGACTCGGGCAAGTGGATCCGGGAGATGTACGACGACCACGCCATCGTCAGCGCCGGGGGCAAGATGTACCGGCAGTGGTTCAAGAAGACCGAGGACGGGGTCGAGCTGGACGGCGAGCCGGAGGAAGTCGTGGAGGAGAAGAAGTACAAGCCGGTCAAGTCCAATGCCAAGGATTGTTCCAAGTACTCCGAGAAGCAGATGTCGGACATGGTCAAGAAAGGGGATCTCACGAAAGAGGAAATGTCCACGGAGATGAAGCGTAGAATGAAGGAAAACAAGAAGTCGAAAACAACCAGTAAAGCTATCCAAACAAACTCACGAAAGGAGCAAGTCATGGATAGAGAGGAAATGGTCGCTCAGCTCATCGCTGGCGGCAAGTGGAATGAAGAGGACGCCGAGTTCCTGAAGAACCTGGAAGACTCTCATTTCGCGAAAGTCGTGGCACTCAGCCAGGAGCCCCCCGTGGTGGAAGCTCCCAAGGTCGAGGCACCCAAGGCAGAAGCTCCCAAGACCAACGAGACGAAGGTCGAAGAGCCCAAGCCCGCCGTGCCGATGACCCTGGAAGCCTACATCGCGCAGGCCCCGGCCGAAGTGCGAAGCGTCCTGAACCGGGCAGTGGCCCGCGATCAGGCAGTTAAGGACAGTCTCGTGACGGGGCTCAAGGCCAATCCCCGGTGCAAGTTCAACGAGACCGAGCTCAAGGGCATGGACATCTCCCAATTGGAGAAGCTGGCCACCCTTGCGCAGGTCGACGTGGACTATGCCGGAGCGGGCGGCACCGTTCCGAAGACCAACGAGGCGGAAGATGACATGGAGGCTCCTGCGATGCCGGCCATGTTCGCCAAGAAGTAGACTAACCGCCGCGCAAGCGGCAGAAAGCGAGACAGCCAAATGGCGTATCGTAGTATCTGTCTGATTGCTGATGGTGCAATCAGCAAGGAAGCCGATGCTAGCGGCAGCATTACCCCCGGTATGCTGATTGAGAAGATCAGCTCGGGCAAAGTGCGAGCCCATGGCAGCGCCGGGTGCGACGCCCAGCGCATGTTTGCGGTGGAGAACGACCTGGTAGGCTCTGAGATCGGCACGGCCTACACGGATGGCAACAAGGTTCTCTACAAGGTGTTCCAGCCGGGCAACGAAGTGTATGCCCGCCTGACCACCTCCCAGACGATCGCAATCGGCGATTATCTGGAATCCAACGGGGACGGAAACCTGCGTAAGCACGCCAGCGACAGCGCCGGTGTTGTTGAGTACCCGGAAGGCATTGTGGGCATCGCTCAGGAAGCGGTGACGACCACGAGCTCCGTGGCACGAATCGTCGTCGAAATCATCTAAGGAGAACACATAGATGAAGAATCGCCTCCTCAGTGAAATGGTTTCGAAGGGATTCACCACGGCCCAGCGCTTGCTGGCTTCAGGCCTCAAGGTGAATGCTCTCCGAACAAACGCCACCCTCCGCAAGGATGAGTGGGTGCAGTATGATCAGGCAGTCGTCAACGCAGCCCAGCTGCGGTTGGTGGGTGTCGCGGATCTCATGTCCCGTGGATTGGTCTACCGGTTCGGCAACGGACTGGGCAAGACCGTCCTGGAATACGAGGACGCGAGTGACATGTCCGACGCTCAGGTGAGCATGGACGGGGTCACCCGGGGCAAGAACGACAGGATCGAGTTCGACCTGAACTACCTGCCGCTCCCCGTGACGCACAAGGACTGGTTCCTGAACATCCGCGTGTTGAATGCGACGCGCGCAGGGAACTCGAACCTGGATACCACGCAGGCGGCTCTGGCTGCCCGCAAGGTGTCCGAGGCGATCGAGAACTACCTGTTCAACGGATCCAGCTCCTTCACGTTTGGTGGCGGGACAATCTATGGTCTGACGGACCATCCCTACATCAACACGGGAAGCCTGACGGCCGACTGGGCGACAACGTCCACGACCGGCGACAACATCCTTGACGACGTCAAGGCGATGAAGCAGGAGTCCATCACGGCTCGGCACTTCGGTCCCTGGATGCTGTACATCCCGACCGCGTACGAGACGGCCCTGGACGACGACTTCAAGGCCGCGTCGGACAAGACCATCCGCCAGAGGATCAAGGAGATCTCGGGCATCATCGACATCCGGGTCGCTGACAAGCTGACCACATCGGGTGGGAAGAATCGGGTTGTCCTGGTT